GTATTGTATTCTCTTGATTGCATAAGTCTAATTATTGGTGTCTGAGCTTCTGCGAAACTCAACATCATTATTAAACCCATTAAAAATTTAGCAATGTAATTCAAGGCAAATCTCCAATTCGTTATAATTATATGTTTGTTTTATGACCCTTTAGATTAAAAAGGTATAGACTTTATTATATAATAAATATAATATATATTACTATTTTAATTGTCAAATCTAATAGTAAATGATATATCGTATTCTTTTGGTTTTTTGATTGGTCTTGCGAGTTTAGCGACTGCTAAGAGTTCGTTTTGAGCATTATATAATCCTACCGAACTTATATAAGGATTAAAATCTGAATGTGTAACAAAATTTTGATATTTTCCTGCAGGTCTATAGACAGAACTTGTATCATATTCTTCACTTCTTAAAATCTGATTATATGCAGACCCTGTTATTGGGTTAATCACACTTGGATTATAAAACATAGTTAAATCACTACCGATAAGTTGTGAACCACTATAACCAACGGTAGCAGATATATTATCTGTACCATTATATTCATATTCTTGAACATTACATAAAAATTCGTATTCTCGTCTTGTTTTAGTTCCTTGAAATTCTAATTCCCATCCATCAGAACCAGAAAGTAAACCAACATTTGTATATCGAGAGCCCGTATCAGTTACAGTAATTATTCCTTGATCATAAAATACATTACCTACAATACCACCCACTTCTTGTGAACCTGAATAACTACTACTTCCATAAGAGAAACTTTGTGAATATTCAGTATCATATAAATTTCCTCTACCATCATCTGTTAAATAAAGAGTTTGATATGATAAAGAATTATCAATTAATTTTACTGAGTTGGGTTTTATTTCTTCCCCATAAAACTTTCTCGGTACATTAATAACATTAACTGTATTATGTAATTTTGGATATAATTCTTTTACAACACTTGCGGAAACAAAAGTATGAGGATATGGATTTTGAACAAAAGTATATTGTGGTTGTGTACCACCTCTTGGAGTATTTTCTTGGGAATATTTATAATATAGGTGATTTACAGAATTCCATACTGTTAGATTATAAAATGTTCCAACACTATACCATTCATCTTTAGGTCTTCCCAAAGATTGTGATAACTCATTTATAGTACCAAATGATTTAGAAGCAGCGGAACCTGTATTAAAGTTATGAAAACTCCCACTTGTACCTTCAAGACAAAAAACTCCACTACCGCTATCAGCGTTTGTAAATTGGAACTGTTTGTAAACCTTAAAAGGTGTGGTCGTTATGTCACCTTCCTCAAAGGATTTATACAACATATCAGTCCCCTATTAAAAATCTAATCTTACTTTTATAATAGCTTCTCTTGCTGGTGTTTTAAGAAAAGGTTTAGATAGTTTAGCAACTGCTAACAATTCACTATTATCATTATATAAACCTACAGTAGTTACATACGTTCTTGGATCATTCAAGAAAGATGCATTTGTCAATTCTCCACTACCTGTATAATAGGTTGGATTCTGACTGTAATTATATCTACCATGATTTACTCTACAGAAATAATGTGTTGATTTAATATCTTCTTCTCTACGAGCTTGGAAGTATCCATTAGATCCACTAAATGCTTGATATAATTTAGATGCATTATTATCATCTGCGTTAGCACTCAAACCTGTCGCAAGTGATATACCTTTCTGAGTAATTTGTGAACCACCTGCTTCCCAAGCATGGTCTAATTCACCTGAGTCTAACATTATCACACCAAGAAATGGATAAAATCTTCCATAGTACATTTTAGTTGTACCACTTGAGTATTTGTAAGAGGCTGATCCACCTCTTATACTTCCAGAAACTACATTAAAGTAAGTTGTTCCTTTAGCTACACTTGAATCTGTAGTAGCATCACTATCATCAATCAAGCATAGGGTATTTGCAGTACTACCACTTTGAAGTCTTAGTTCCCAATTACCTGGATCCATCTTCTCTCTCATACGAGCCCTTGCTACTGATATAAAATATGATGAAGATGATTCTAGTTCAGCTCCACTTGCCCCATATTTAAAATAATCATTAGTTGGGGATACTATAAGATTTTTAAATTGTTTATATATTGCTTTAGATATTTTACCATTAGAAGTATCTGGGTCTTTTGAACCACTACCTGCATAATGGCCATATGCTATACTGAATTGTACTTCAGATGTAGTCGAAGATGTCGCTTCTTGATAAACATCATAATAATATTCTCCACTTGAAGCACTTTGTGCCGAAGAAGTGAAAAATCCAGCTGTGGTTGAATTTCCTTCAAGAGTTGTTCCACCACTCGACCATATACCACTTGAAACTGTGGTTACGCGGTTTTCTACAACATCTTCCGATGGGTTAAATTGTCTAAATACACTACTATCACCTATTGGCATTGTATTATCTCCTATTACTAAAATTTATTATATTTGTAAGCATTAAGTCACGAGTAAATTATCTTTTAGACTGGTATCGGATTACCATCACCTGCTGGATCTGACACGTCTTCTACTGTTGCATTTATGCTTATACTTGTCGTTGTTATATTGTTAGCTAATTGTGTAACTATATCAAAATCTTTTGGTGAATCATCGAATTCAACTTGTTTAGCACCTGCACCTAAAGCAATTCCTTTACCAGTTGGTGATAGAGTTATATTTGAAACTCTTGCACCCGCTTGAGGAGCTACCGATACTCTCAATGTCGCAGTAGATGCTTCGCTAAGTTGTACACTTTTTGCTGAATCTTTAATATCTTGAAATCCTCTACCATCTCCAAAATTAATACTCATCATAACATATGGTTTTAATGCATCTCTTCCTAGAACTTTACCTTGAAATCCTACATTTTTAGTTTGAGTACTTGTATCCTCACCAGTACCAGTTCCACCATTTTCATCAGATTTTTCATCCACTTCTTCAGCTGGTGGTAGAAACATAATTTTTCCACCAAGTCCAATTGTCGCGCCATTTGGATCTCGACCTCTTGTTCCCGCTTTAACGGTTACCTTCGTTCCAAAGGGAGCTCCACTAGTTATTCCCTTTCCTGATAAAATTACAGTTTTATCTGGGAATGCCGCGTTAGTAGTTCCAACATTCTGTTTAGTTACTAAAATGAATACTCTACCTGTTTTGTGTATTGATGCCATATTATATGTCCGCTTCCAAATTAATTGTCTCACCTTCAACAAATAATTTAGCATATGTATCATCTGTCAAAGTCATTGTATAAGAAGAATCATTAGCATTTAGTGTTGATGGCTGGAATACAATAACTTGATATCCACCAACAACTTCATTTGTCAAATTCACCCCTGTAATCTCTATATTAGTTCCTGCAGTATCAGTTAAGTTATCAACTAATGGACTACGCATTACAGCGTCTTTATTATCTTCAGTAACACCAACTGTTCTCGTCATCGCTTCAAGGACAGGCATATTTAAAATTGTCTTATCATATGAATCTGGGCCATCTGGATGTGTTACATCAAATAAACTATAATCAACACCATCATCCGCTAATGCAAATTTAGTTATTCTAACATCTCCACTCTTGGCCAAAGCTTGTCGTCCCGCTTCAGTCAATACTGCGTCTATAAATATAGTTACACTCTTATCTAAAAAAGCCATTACTCTGCCGATTTATAATTTAGTTTTATAGTTAATGCTGCCGTTGCACCAGATTTTAATCCAGTAACTATACAAGTTGTCTTAGAACCATCTTGTGTACTTGTAATTCTCTTAGCTTTAATTTTTATTGAATTATTTCCCGCAGGTGTTATAATTGTTTGAGATGCTCTAAACCTTTTAGACACATCCGTTGGTTGATTAAATGTTCCTGCAGTGGTTACATCATCATCAATATACATAAAAGCTATATTGGTATTTAAAAGTGTATAGGAATATGCCTCAGGCCCCGCGGTTTGAGATAAATTTTTAGTACTACATTGTAGAGAAGCTTCTTGTCCTGTTCCACTAGTATTTCTCCAATCTAGGTTTAAAACACCACTATTAGTATTCACCTTACTATTAAATTCTCCATCAATACTTGCCAATTTAAATCCTTGTGATTTATCTAAATGATCTGTATTGAGTAACAATTTATATTTCATTACACTTGTTTCATTTGGGACTGGTTCTAATAACGGTAAATTCTCAATTACATTTCCGTAATAATCTGATCCCGAAGGATGTGCTGTATCCCATAGTGCGTAATCCACTTCGTCATCTGCCAATGCGAAATGTGATACATTGAAAGCACCTCTTGCCAATAACTCTCGACCTTTATTAGTCAATATGGCTTTAAGTACTTGTGTTGTTTTATTTAAATAGGCCATTTATTTATCTCCAATACTACTTTAAATATAAATATAATTTTTATCCACTTTCGTCTATATCAAATTCAGTTCTAATCTGTAGACTATCTCGTGCGTCCCCTGTAAGTCTTGTAGGACTTGTAAGTATAAACGCTACTGGTTTGTAATCTTTTTCTCCATTTTCATCTAAACTATAAGGAGCCGAATCTACATCATTCTTAGAACCTTCAAACATAATTCTTCTCAAAGCTGTTACATTCTCTGTAATTTTTTCAAAACTAGAAGTTACAAAACTTACACTTGATGCGGCCCCTGCAATGAAATTCTCTTTCGTACTATAAATATAATGTCTATCTTGATTATAATCAGAAACTCTTTGATTTTCTACTACATTTATAGATTCTGTAAAAACGCTTGTCGGGCCTCCCATATAAATAGAAGAAGTTGTATAATTTCGTCCAAACCATCCAAATTTATCTACTCTGTTTAAATCTCTTAGTGTTGGTTTATCACTATCTACTTTAATATTACTCTCATAATATTGATTTTCAGATGTTAAATCATAAGTTGAGTCAGCATCCATTTCTTTATCTAAATGAGTAACACTTTGACTTACTTCAAAATATTTATTTTCCGCACTTTGTTTTACTGTTTCCCCATCATCCGCGTTATATTTAACTGTAGATTCATAAACTGGATTTTCTTGAGTAGGATGATTGATTGGTTGTTTATTTCTTTCCAATACATTATTTTCAATCAAAACACCTACAATTCCTTTAGCTCGGGCGGGTAATAAAGACTCTAATTGTCTAAATAACGAATGATCATAATACTCTAAAACTCTCAAATAATCAAAAAAGTTATTTGCTCCAGTATACTTTTTAAAATATTCTTCCTTCATTTGGTCTAAGCCCCTATAACTATATTCCAAATCATCTCTACTATCCCCAAGATAATTATCAAAATTAAAATCTGACATTTGGTTCATTATATCTTGATTAATTACATCTACAGGAGAAAAATAAACACCTACTCGATTTAAATCTATAGGAGACCTATCAAACTCTGATTCTTCTATTCTTTCCGTTGGATTTAGATTTATCAAATTACCAACTCTACTTTTTATATATCTCGCGTCCTCTAATCTTATCTTATTATTATTAATTCTTATTCCCCCTATTTGTGGTAAAGGAAATTTTGTTCTATCTACTACATTTGAATAATTATTTTCATTTGCAAAACCAGTAGCTATACCATTAATAGGTGATGATTGGTCTGTAGATGTATCTCTTACAGAACTATCGGATGAATGATTCTTATCTTCATTAAAAGAATATCTTAATGCAATATCTTCATAAGATGCACTAATTGAATTTCCTGCGAAAGATTGAGGATTCTCCACATGCTCATTAAATGGTTTCTCATCTAAAGAAGATTTCCATAATCTAAATTCCATCATAGAACCACTAAATTGACCACCAAAATCTTTTGTAGTACCACCACCAATCCATAATGACCCAGTTTCATCAAATTTATTATTAAAAGAACTTGAAGGTGTAGTTAAAAATTCTGTCGAAACATTATCTTGATACAACATAGTATCTCGCCCCGCATCCCATTGTTTAACTATCAAATCATATTTATATCCCTCCGCAGTAGTATCATTTCCAAACACCTCTTTAAATGAACCATCATCAACATATACATTTGGATTTAATTCCACATTATTTGGATCAACACTTCTCGCCGTTACCGCCATTTGAAGACTTAAATGTTTTACATTTGGTTGTTTCAATGTAACTCGTAATCTTATTCTTTTCCAATTTGTATTAATGCCTTCTTTCAAAACATGAACACCATAGTTACCAGGAATAATTGTAGTATGATAACGTCTACCATTCCAATTTAAAACTTTACCTTTATCATCCAATTCAAGAACACTTATTTGCATATTCGCAGTGTTAGTCTCTGTCCTCGCATATACAGAGAAATCAAATGTCTGTCCATATGAACCTGTAACAAATCTCGCGTCTGCTCTCTTATATCCACCATAATCATAAATTTTATCTAGACTATTTCTATATGGATATGTGTATACTGGTGCAGGTACTATTGTAGTATCATCTATCTTTACTGTTTTAACAGTATGTGCCATTTTTAAAGAATAAGTTGAACCAGGTCTGGTGTACGCAGACGCACTATTAATTGTAAGAGCTCCATTTGCCACGTTAATAAATGGTATATCATTATATTCACTTGGAGTATCTGGTGCAACTATATGACCAGCTGTGGTAGCCCCAAAACTTCCTGTTTCAAATACATTACCAATCAACTCTTGTGAGATAGGACTTCTTCGTAATAAGACTGACCAAAAATCTCCATTATATAATGGTAAAGGTGTACTCGACATAGTAACATAAGTAGATACTGCTTCTGCACCCCAACCTTCTGTAGATGGAACTTTTGTATCATTATTAGTTGAACCTGATAGACTAAATACTATTCTACCAATATTGTCCGTAGAACCATTATCTCTTAAATGAAATCCCCAGTTATTACCATCTTCACCACCACCTTGTGCTATTGTCATATTGGAACTTGACGCGGCCTTAAATCTAAACTCCATACTATTTGGAACTTTTGTACCACCTAATCCAAGTGTCTTTGACCAAGATGAGGATACAAAACTTGCCGCTTTGAAATCTACAGCCTTTGTAAATCTTCTACTTGTTTCATATATTGGATTCACATTTGTAGCAGATGGGCCTCCGAATTCTCTAACCCTCAATATAGTCGAAGAAATACCATAACAATTTATCAATCCTTTTAACGCATCAACTGTACCTTTAGATTTTAAAAAGAAAGGCATGTTAGCAATAATTCTTTTCCAAATTTCTCTCGATACATCTTGTAATGAAGAACTTGCGTATAAAGTTGTTTGATTATCACTATCTACTGATTTACCAAATAAAAATTTATCTAATTTTATAAGGTCATATCCATCTTGAAGTTCCCACCCAAAAGATTTAGCTACTGAATATATTAACTCTTTTGATAATCCTTTACTTAACGCTTCATCTGTTTCATATACTTGTCCAAATCTATCAATATAATTTTTTAAATTATCAAAATGTTGTCCCATCATATCTACAAATTTAATAAAATCTTGATTTTCACTATCGTCTCTTATATGGTCTGGTAAATGATATATTAATCTATCAAGATTTTCTACATCATAAGTAGACGCACTTGTATGATTTAAATTATACCAATCAACCGCGGTACTATTAGTACTTCTCAATAAAGTATATGGTTTTGTAGATGTGGTTTTTGGCCAAGACGCGTCATAAAATAATCCTGCACTTCCAGATGAGTAAGATGAACTATCAAAATACAAATATCTTTCATATCCATCAAAAGTATTAATAACCTCATTAACAGCTATCTCCCATCTTTCCGCTTCATCCTTGCGTGCCGTTAATGCAGTATTAGCGTCTTGTCCTAAATATCCTGCAGAACTTAAAGTTCCAGCAATAGAAGAACTTTTATCAGTATATTCTTCTATCTTTTCTAATTTAGTTTTAAAATTTTCTAATCGTCTTCGAGCTGAACTAAATTTAATAAAGTTATCATGGTTAGAATAATCAATATTCAAATCAACTGAATTAAATGAACCACTTACAATATCTCGTTCTATATCCTTTGCTACGGAACTACTTGCTTGAATCAAATCATCATAACTCATTGCCTCTGTAGACCGTTCTCTTATCTTCGAAGCGTTACCTACACCACCTACTGGTAATCTTAAAACATTTGTAGGAGGCGGCGGTGCTTGATAAGTAACATAATTTACTGGATACGATTGTGGATTTAAAGCTATTTTTGTAAAGATAACATCTTTACCTACGTCTATAGTTCCTGGTAATGGTTTGTTTAACATAACTAAAAGTTTATTTTCAGCAAACATTTTATTCGTTATTACATATGGAACTTTATTACATAAAATAGCTATATCTGATTTTTCAACATCTCTTACGGTATTTTTAAAATTAAGCTGTAGATTATCTTTATCATTTACACCGACTATATCTAATAAATCAATTCCATTACGGTCTGCATATTCTTTAACTGAAAGTTCTAATCCAAATTCTGTAATATTTTCATCATTCGACCCATAACTCAATACTCTGGATTCAAATGATCTATAATTTATAATTTCTCTAGTGACTTCTTTTTCAATTGTTTTTGTAAAAAATGGATCATTTACATCTTTGTATATATGGTCGTTAATAAATTCTTCAAAGGAGAACTGTAAAGACGCTATATCATTTTCACTCATATCAAAAATTGTAAAATCAGGATTTGCTTGGTAAACCCAGTTACCCATAATATTGCGGTCGTACCAATCTAGAAACTGTCTGTTAAACCCAAAATCTTCACGACCATCATATGAGTCTGTGAATGAAGTAATGAAAAGATAATCACCACTTGTATCTTTAGGTGGTTCTGGTACTAACGGGGTTCCATTATCAAAAAGAGTTGGATCTATTGCCTTATTTAAAGGATAACCATTTATCAACTTATCTTGTGGCCATATAGGAACATTATTTTCATCATAAGAAATACCCTTAACATTTTGTGACCAATTTGTTTCAACTGGATCCCATATCCATTGACCAAATTCAGAAACAAAATCATCTGCAGGGCCTGGTGCACCAGAAGGTTTAGGTTCTATATAATATTCAGTTTTTACTTCTATTTCGGTTACTTCATCAATTGTATCAATAAAATAATTTGGTATTGATAATTCTATAGTACTCTTATCACCTAAATCCAATCCCGCGGTAAAGACTTCCCATACATCTTTTTCTATATAACCACTTTCTTTTGCAGTGTTAGTTGAAAAAATATTAGTTTCTGTATTTTCAAAATAATAACCACCTGCTATTCTATTCAAAAAATCAGTATCAAATTTTAAATTATTAAATTGTACATTATATAAATCTTCTTTTATAAAACTTTTTTTATTTATTACAAGTTCTTTTCTATTAGGTGAAATATATTCTATAACATAACTAGGTGTATCACTTACTAAAAGAGCATCAGCTGTTGGATTTGCATTTGATTGGTCTGTATCACCCGCAGCTGGTTTGTATAAATCACCTTCATGAGAAAAATAACTACCTGTCCATACCATCCCTTCTGTATCAAAGTTAGTTACATCTAAACTACCACCTATCCGTTCTAAAAAATTATATTCTAATTCTGATATACCGACTGGTTGTCCCATGACTTCTAAATCGTTCGCCAAATATAATGTTGATACTTTATCAGTTTGTGGGAGTAATTCTATTGATAAGATATTCTCAAAGTTATCACGTGCCGTTATATGTAATATATCGGTTGAACCAAAATCATCTATTTTATTACCGAATGCCATTTATACCCAACTATCCTTATCATCTAGAAGTTCTGTAAACGATTCCCGTAGTGTTGTCTCATCAGCCTCATAACTCTCCAATGTAGGCGTATCTCTATAATGTATTGTTAATTTTTTTTGTTTTTCACCTACCATATACCCTTCTAATTCAATATTTTCTATAACATCAAAACTATCTGGATCTTGAAAAAAAACTAACTTACCTTCATTGTCCGTAAAATTATTATCAATTTCAATATTATGGTCGTCAGCATTAGCCGCGTCATCAGATATTGTCATTCCTTGAAAAGTAAGTCTCCTTACTTCATTAAGATAATTTCTTTTATTTAGTTCTTTTATTCTTTTTCCGAAATCTAAACGTTCAAGTTCTTCTGGAGTGTACGGCATTTTTATCTACTCACTTTGAATTTAAAATCTTCACCACCATAATAGTTTATTGTTTTACTGGCCCCACTACCACTTACAACCTTATATTCTATCTGATAATATCTTTCTGATTGTAATCCATTCAACCACACATTAAAATAATTGCCTGAACTATCACATGACAAATATGAACCAGAACCATACGGTACAATAACATCTTCACTCAATGCATCTTTTATTTGATAATAAGAGGATGCACTTGGTAAATGATGTATGGTTACACCATCATTTACAGTTGTAGTACTATATGTTTTTGCTGGATACCTTTCTCTTGCTACTACTCTAAATTTTACTTTAGATTTTTCTCTATACTCAGACCTTAGCCCTTTCATATAAAAAACTATATCTTCTAATTGAGAACCACTTAATTGTGTAAGACTTCCTGATGACCACAATGAATCATTCCATTCCGCTTCCAATTTAGGTTGATATATAGTATTAGTCTCTCTACTAAAAAATGCGAAGTGTCCATACTTTGTAGTATTACCCTCTTCCGCATTTGAATCTGAATTACCAACACTACCACTTCTCTTTACCATAAATCCTTGATTTGGTACAGTACCATCATACCATTTATTCACAATATCAGTAACATCCATTCTCATATCTATAGTCTCGTAAGCAAATGATTGAGACGCCGCATATCCACTTCCACTATACCAAGTACCACCTGTATCATTACTACCACTTATCCATTGTGTACCGTCTGTTTCTCCAATTCTATATCGCCAACTTACACCCTCAGTTGTTTTTGGATTATCATGAAATTTACCTTGTCCACCATCCCAACTTTGACTTACTGGATATGCATATAAAGATTGTGTAGTATTTAGTTCTACGGAATTTGCATCATATAAATTTAAATAATATTTCGCATTTGATGGTATTGTTCCATCTACAACCGATTCAGAAATTTCAGTTATGTCAAATTTTATTAAGGCTCTGGAAACTTTAATTACAGAACCATTATCATTCATATCTTTACGAACTTCTAATATTTCATCAATACCTGTATTTTGAGATTGTGTTGCTTCACCCTCATATAATGTTGCGTCTGTATCAGCGTATATAAAATAATGCATTAAATATCTCCAACCACTTTACCTACAATATCTGTTTTAGGATATCTAACTTCAAATATTGAAGGGTCTTTTGCGGGATAAAGAATTCCATTCTTCATCACATTTGGATCACTCAAATCATATAAATTACCAGAATATCCTTTTGTAACATCATATTTGTTACTAAAAGCTAATTGTGTTCCAAGTGGATTATTATCTACAGGTGTTTGTACCGCGGCCACTCCTTCAACATTCAAAAGTTCTTTAACTGCTGCCGCTATCACTATTGGTTCATTAATTTGCCAACGGTCAATATCAAAATACTCATGCATTTTTACCATTGCTCTTAATAAAACTTCATTTTTATTATATCCTTTTTCTGATAAAATATCAAACCTTACACTTAAATTTATTATATAGGCATCTTTTAAATTATATGCATCCGTTAACATTCTAAACCTACCCATATAAGTCTTTAAATTATTTTTAACAACATCATTAAGTTTAGTTAATCTTTTATTTTCATCTAAACCAAGTAAATAAACATTTAAACCAAATTGATTCATTATTTCATTATCAGTTCCATCTGGTTGAGTTGTTATTTGGTCATCTTGAACAACATAAGCTTTGGCAATGTTACCATATCTTTCAGGTAAACTATATATTCGTGCTATAATATCATCTTTAGTTACAGCTCTTCCTTGTGCTTGAAAATGTGCTAAAGCGTTTTCCTTAATTTCCTCTACGGATTCTCCATTCATTCCACCACTTGCAGGTTCGTCATTTGTAACTGATATAGAATTTTTTACTCGAGCTAATTTCGTTGCATCTAAATTACCTTGAAATTCTGATAATACTTTAGATGAAAAATCATTTATCTGTTTACTCCCTACATTATGGTCTACTCCACCACCATATGTGTAATTTATAGTAAGAGTTGTATTAGCGGGCGCTTCACCATAAGCTCTTGTTTTTGTAAAATTAGCTGGGTCAAACGCAACTCCTAATTTAGATGGTGAACCTGGTAAATTACTACCAATATTAGTTGGATTTGGAATTAATTCTTCATCTGCAGTTACTTCTGTACCCGCTCCGAATCTCAGTTCCATTTTATTATCAGACCTTGCATGTGTCTTAAATCTTTTAGATGTTTTAGTTCTTCTCAACATATAAGGAGCTGTTTCATTATATTGTGATAGAGATGGATCAACATCAGGTAACGCGTGTAATTCTTCAAAAACTAAATCTTGAGCTAAAAATGGAACTTCATACCAAGTATTATTTACACTATCTTTAATAGAAAGTATTTCTGTTACATTATCTTTGGCTAATACGATCTTAGAATATTTCTCTGCTGTACCAAAGGTAAATTTTTCTTCTTTAACAAACCCACTTGTAGCATTAACTTTTTTAGTTAATCTATAATAGGTAGGTGTACCTGAACTATTAGTTTCTGAAACTTCGATTGTTCTCTGACCTGTCGAGGTCGCAAAATTACAATCATCTAATAATCTAAAATCAATTCCACTCGTAGCGGTCTTAACTCTAGTTTCAGCTTTTACATTAATAGCATATTCAAAATCTGGTTTTGAAGAATCTCCAGTCTGTGCTGGAACTTCACTTGAAAATGTAAGAGTAACTAAGGCGGGTGAAGTCAATCTTGGTTGATATCCTAAAAATTGTGATATATTAAAAATTTGATTTTTTTCTTCCGCATATGGAAGTAAAGATTCCTTAAAAGCTACATCGGTATAATATCCCATAACATCACCAACATACGCACCCGCCTCAAGAAATAACATTCCTGGAGAGGCTTCATTAAAATCCTTATATGCGGTAGGAAAATATGACTTTGCTAATTCAATTAAATTATTTCTTAAATTACTAAAATCTCTACCTACATATTTTACTTCTTTGTTATAATTTGGCATTAGATATTTCCACCATCATAAGTTATTATTGTTTTATTAAGTTGAGTCCTATCATTTTTTAAGCTATATGTTATTTTTACATTAAGTTTATTATTTGCATCATCTATAACAGGCTCTACGTCACTTATAGATAAATATGGTAACCAAGAATTTACAGCTTCTCTTATAGATTCTTCTGCTCTATCAATTATAGATGAATCCATTTGTTCAAATACAAGATTTGCAAGTGAACAACCAAAAGTAGGATGAGCTAATCTTTCACCAAACTTTGTAAGCAACAAATTCTTTAAATTATATTCTGCCTGTTCAAGTGTGGTTTTACTTTTATCAAAAAATCCAAGCTCTCCATGTCTAATAGGTAATTTTACTCCTATGTAAACATCTGGGTTATTATCATATTCTCTATTGGATGCCATTCGTATTCTTCTTATTTATAGCTTTCATCAATCCACTATAATCTCTTGTTAATGCACTGATAGTTGCTTCGGGAACTGCTTCTAATTTAACACCTGACTTTGCGATTGAATCTGCTGCTACCATATTACGTCTGTTCTCCACAGGTTGATTTAAAGTAACTACATTAGCTGTATCATCTTGGGTAAAAACTTTATTATCCATAGATGGCCAAGCTTCTTGTCCTGGTTGTACATTAGATTTACCTTCCATTATACCACCAACTGTTTCATTTAATACTTTATTAAGAACTGAATTATTTGTATAAACTTTTTGCTCTTTTTTAGTAGACTTTTTCGATACCGAAACTTCTGGTACTATATCTTGTAATTGGGAAGAAGTTTCCTCTTTAGTAAATATCTCATTAAGCTCTTTTTTAACTTCTTCTTTGACAACTTTTCTTATTATTCCTATAAGTTGTTTCTTGTTCATTATTAACTCCTAATCTAAAACTATAGGGTACACTCCCCTAAGTCTTGCCTCTTGGTTTATTAAATTATATTTTAATTTTGTAGGATGATTCAACACCCAATCTCTATGTGTCTGACTATGTTTCCAAAACTCAACCAACCTATTTTCTTTTCTAGCTTTAGTCCAGTTTTTTATTATCAAATCTTGTTGTGGAAGACTCTCAGCACCTTCTTCTTGTTCTTGTAATAACCTCTCAATATTTTCTATATTTTTTGGTAAGGTATTAGCTATTCTACTTATATTATTAGCCGTATCCTCCAATGCATCTTTACTAACTTGTTGTAAATCAATTACAATTTCATTAACATCGGAAAAGCCAATAATAGGAGTAGCAAAACCAGTACCTTTAAGAGTTATTTTAGCTGTTTTAAATAATGATTTAAATCTATTAACAATTGATTTCTGATTTCGTGCTGACCGTTCTGCCTTCTTTATTTTTTTCAATCCCTTGTTCAATTTATCAATTTTAGATTTTAATTTATCTAATTCTTCTTTATTAAGTTTATGTTGATTTTCAGTATTATGTCTTAAATCATATTCTAATGCTTCAGCCTCATCTGCTTTGTCTTGGATAGGTTTTAATATCTTATCCAAAGCACCTTCTAACATTCTACCTGCGCCTGTTCTCGCTGACATATCTTTATCCTAATATTGAATTTGTTGATTTAGGTGGTGGTGGTGTTATATCTTCAACTCCACCTGGAAATTCTGTAGGGTCTTGTATCACAATTCTTTTACTCTCACCTAATCCATACTCACTACTATCAATTTTCCACTTCCATACTACTTTAGCGTCAGATTTAGTTTC